CCTTAAAGCATCAGTTGGAGAAAGTCCTGTAGTACCAGCAAGTTCATTACAAATACCACCTAATGCTTTATAGTCATTAGGTTGGCGATTAGCATCAGCAGCCTTATTTAAAGCACCAATAAGCGCTAGTCCTGTAGTGTTTGCATATTCATTAGCAGCCTGAGTAGGTGCTAAATATGCAGTAATTGCTGGATATGTCCCACCATTAGCCAGCCGATTTAACTCGCTGGTAAAAGAACTACCTGCTGTGCCAGTTGCCATTACTTACCCTTCTTCCTTGCTACTGCTGCGTTATCAATTAAATTTGGATATGGTCGTCCCGCTGCTTTAGCCCGTTTTTTTGCTGCTATTTTTTGAGAAGGAGTTAGTTTTTTAGAAGTTTTCTTAGGGTTCTTTTTATCCCAAAACGCTTTCTTCTTCACCATTTCACCTTATCTGCCCAGTAAGCAGCACTCATTTTTCCTTTTGCTATATTTTTGCTATGACGAGCCTTAAAAGATTTACGTTTCATTTTCATTCTGTCAGACTCTCCAGCCTTTGGAGCACCTGCAGTCTTAGCACCTTGCTCACCAAAGCGAATAGTCTTTACTTGATTGCCTTCTTTAGCCACAACAACGTGTGATTTAGTTGGATGATTAGGTGTGCGTTTAGGTTTATTAAAACCAGACACGCCCGCTCTAGCGAGTCTTGAGTCCTTTTTGTTTGCCATATTCCCCATACTTTCCCAGAACTGCTTTGACAGTTCCATCTTTACGGAGTCTTACAATCATTCCGTTTTTAATCTGTATTGGATTAAAGCCATCGTGTCGCTTATATTGACCTGATGACATTACTTTTTCTTTGCTTTGCCTTTAACCTTTTTAAGGTTAGGGTTTTTCTTTTTGGCTGCAGCAGATGCTTTACGGGCACCGCTGGCCAGAATTGCACCAGCGGATTCCATAGAAATACCCTGCTTTTTAGCAATAGATTTTTGGGCTGCTTTAAAGCCCATACCTTTTTTAGCCTTCATTTCTTGCTGCCCTTTTTGTATTTAAGGTATTCATTAATTTCATCTGAACGAGTACCTTCTCTACCGCTTAGTACTGATTGAGCCAACTCTTTAAGTTGTCTATCCCAGTTTTTGCTAGAACGATTTAGATTTTTTTTGGCTAACATTTCATCATCTGGATTACCACCACGGGCATCATACTGAGCAGATACGCTAGTACCCCAAGCAGTTGGAATATCCCGTGCTTCACGGGCTACTCTTTTGATTCTATTACCGATACTCATTATTACTTCTTCTTACCCATTTTTTTCATTGACATTTTCTTGTCTGACTTTTTCATAGTCATTTTCTTACCTGACTTCTTGGCTTCTTTCTTTGCCATAGCCATACCTTTTTTGTCGTAAGCAAACTTCTTTCCATTTACCATTGGCATTTTATGCTCCTATTTCTTTCATTATCGCTGCTGTTTTTTTGTTTATATGTTTTGCTGGTGGCATTTTGTTACCGTCATACGGCTTACCTAATGCTTCACTAGCCTTTACTGCCTCTTGAATCTTCGTCATAGAAGTTCCATTTGGCTGAATACCCTGGGCTCTCGCCTCTTTATAGGCATTCAATTCTGCGTTAAACGCTTTGTTAGGCATAGACCTACGACTATCAGCGTCTCCAGTATTCATCTGTAAAGATAATCCTTTACATCCAAAACAAGTATCTACTGGTTCTGGATGATATTCCCAATGTTTCATAATGCAGTAAAATTACTTTCTGTTACTCCAACATTGCCCGCTATTAATCTTGCTTTAGTAGCATCATCTACTGTGTGGTTATAACCACCTTGATAAATTTCTGGATATGTTGCATAGTCAGAATCTTGTAAATAACGTACCTGTGCATAGTCACCATCTAGTTCTCTAACAATAGTTATACCACGGTCTATTTTATAAAAATGAAATAACCGAGATTGACCAGCGGGACCTTCTTCTACTGTTGGTGTTTTAAATAGCCATTCGGTCATAAGTCCTCCTAATGAACTCACCGCAAGATACTGCAACGTATTCGCCGTTTAAACAGTATCTTACAGTCAATCAACTAAAGAGCAGCGATTGAAGAACCTGTTTCAATACGATACAACGCTTCCTCACGATAGCGAGCAAAGCCAAGTACGCCGTACCAACCCATTGGGCGGAAGCGCATCAACTTGTCGGTTACGTTACCGATAACGATGTGTGGTTCTTCTGCTACAGCCTCAGCAATTGCTTGCTGTCCGCATAGCAGAGTATCAAATACACGGGTTACTGGAGTTACAGTAACAGTTGCACCTACAGTAACAGCAGCAGTATTTGCTGTGTTTACAGTAATTGTTGTAGTTGAACCAGTTGTGCTAATTGCAGAAATCAATGCACCTGAAGCAATACCAGTTGCAGCAATCTTATCGCCAACTTCTGCACGAGAAGCAATGACGGAAGATGAAGCAACTCCTATTGTAAATCCTGCTGAAGTACCAGCAACAGTTGCTGTTGTAGTTGCAAGAGCAGATTGGTCTGCACCATTTTTAGCAGATGGGATACGTGAAGACTCTACGAAGAATGCGCCTTCGTAATCTCCAATTTCACCAGCCCAGATATTATCAACGGCAGGTGCTGATTGTGCGTGAACAAAGTTCCAGCCCAAGTTACCAGATTCTGCACGAAGGTCGTGTGAAACTTCTGGGTGAATACCACACCAGTAGTATGAACCACGACGAGCCTTTGCCTTATTGGCACGTAACTTAGCAACAGCCTTGCGGATGTCTGCTGAGTCAATTGTGTCAGAGGCAGTGATAGTTGCTGTAGATGTACGGCTTCCACCGTAAATTACATTTGTTCCGCCAGTTAAAGTTGAAGACACAACTGCATCAATAGAATCAGCAAGGTTATATGCAATAATATTTGCAATTGCTGGGTCTACATCTGCAAGTGAGAACAACTCAAGTGCACGGGTTACTAGGACTGCATTACCGTACTCGTTAAGAGTAATGGTTACTGAAGTCGGTGTTGAGAGCGCTACTGCATCTGGGTCTGTTGTCTCAGATAAAGTAGAGGTCTTTTGGTCTAGGTCAACATAGCGTTGTAAAACAACTGTTGAGCCTGGAAAAGCCTGACGGGCAGGACGCTTGTCTGCGACAGAACGAAGTAGTGGTTCTGAACGGAGAGCAAACTCTAGAAGGCGGTCATATGCCTTCTGTACGAGACCTGCGCCACCAGTGGTACCTCCAAGAGAGGAAGCACCTGTATCTGTATAGGCGTTTGCCATTGTTTGCGTCACCTCCAAGTGACTATGAACGGATTAGGAATTACGTAGAAGATTCATTAAATCATCTATAGAGTCAACATTTTCTAATTGTCGCTCTAAATCTACGGCTTTGTCTGGAGCAATTCCGCCTTGGGTAATAATGTCTTGCTGGCGTAATGCAGCAAGGTCTTTCTGCTTTTCCTCTACTTCAGCCTGTGGGTTGTAACCAATTAAATCTCCGTTATCACGAAGCCAAGAATCAATAGATTCTTCTGTGGTATCCTCTACATCTTTAAGTATTAGGCGAGCAGCCTTAGCGTTTACTCCCTTTTTTGCTAGGACTTCTGTGACGGTTCTTTCCTTACGTTCCTTGAGGAATCCTTCAAGTTGTTCGGATAGTTCTTTGATACGCTTTTCATCAGCACGTTTGGCTTTTCTTAGTTTCTTAACTAAATCATCGCCAGTTAATTGCTGCTCTGGTGTATCTTGTTCGTCTTCTTCTTCATCCCAGTAGTTGTTACTCATAGTAACCACCCTTTCTATTCGTTGTTAGTCGCAAGCCACAGTTCTATCCAGGGGTAGATAGGCTGGCTCTTGCTACCAGTCTTATACACCGTGTGGGGCTGGTCAGTCCACATCGGGATTCTTATATTGCTCCGCCTATATTGCTTGTAAGCGAAGTTCTGCCTAGTCCAGAAGCACCACTAAATGCTGCTGTTTCTAATTGGGCTAGTTGATTACGGGCACGTCTTGCAGACGCAAGCCCTTTAAATTCTTCTTGTTCAGCAGTAGTCTGGTTATAGTCAATACCAGTCTGCTTATATATATCACTTAACATTTCTGTTCTAGGTAATATTTGGGCTATGTTTTCATAACCTTGACGGGCTCTTGCTAAATCAACACCGTATCTTTGTAGTTCACTAGCCCTTGCAAGGTCAGTTTCTAAACCATATTGAGCAGCAGTAGCACCAATTTCAGCAGTAGTTACCTTAGCCTCTAGTTCTGGTAAGGCTTCTTTTGGTGATAGGAAAAAAGCCACAATATCTGAATCATTAATTGTAGGATAAAAAGCCTTTAATTGTGCTTTTATTGCTGGATTAGTATTAGCCAAACGATTAACGGCTATACCAACACGCTTACCTAATTCAATATTAGATATATCATTACCAATTAAAGTAGAAAACTGTGCTCGTGTTGCTAATCTTTGTTGACCAAATTGTCTTAAAGTTTCTGAGTAATCTTTTTCTTGGGCTAAATATTCTGCTTCAGATAAAGCATTTAGTCCAGCAGCCCTACGAGTTTCATTACCAGCAAATCTAGTTTTATATGATGGTAAATTACGTAGTTCAATTACTAATTGATTAGCACCCATTCTAGGGTCTAATAAACCAGTCTTAACATAATTTAATATTTCAGTTAACTCTGTTTGATTAAATCCGTAACTACGCATAGTCTGTTCTACAAGAGCAAAAGCGTCCCGCTTTTCTTGAGATACATTATCAGCACCACCAACGGTAGTACCACCAGTAGTAGTACCTACAAATTTACCAGAAGCATCATACTGTCCGCCTGCAACTGGTTTACCATTAGCATCATAACCACCTGCTGATGCTGTAGGAGAAATAGCATATTGACCATATTGGCTAGTTACTCTTTTATAAGCATCAGCCTCTGAAACTCCTTGAGCAACTAATTCTTTTATTTGTTTTTCTTGAAGAATACGAGCCATAGCCGTAGTATCAGTACTACCATCTGGTTTTCTTACTTGTTTTTGCTCAGCAGCACTTAACTGCCCAGACAGAGGTGTATCATTAAAATAACCCTGTGCATTAATACCGCCACGAGATGCTATGTATTCTGGAGTATAACCTATTGCTCTGGCTTCTGCTTCTTTAACAGCGTTACGCTCAGTACCAGTAATTGTTAAACCAGATGAAGGTGAAACCATTCCTATTTCTGTAGCAGCAGGTGGTCTACCTTTACCTGGATTTACTCCAGTATATGACTTTCCATCAATAACTACTGTTTCAGTTGGGGCACCATATTGATTTTTTGCATTATAATTTCTTTCCCAGTTTTGATTATCTAAATAACCCATTTAACCTACAACCCCCCAAGTTTTAAGAATTGTATCTACAAGACCCGCTGCAGATTCATTGGCTTTTCTTGTGTATTTCCAATCTGGATTTTGACGAAGCAAACCAGTGTAAGTCATTGGGTCCATCAACTTATCTGCAGTCAAAGCAGACTGAACATCTGTATCAAATATATCTACAGAGCCATTTGCTAATTCTAATTCGGTAGTTTTAAGATTTCTGTATTGGTCAGCAACATCAGATACTTTTAAACCAGCCTGAATGTATGAATCTAAACCTTTATATAAAGCCCTAGAAGCCATTTGAATACTTCTCTTTTGCTCATCTATAGAACCACCTGGCAATAAAGCCTCGGCTGCTTTTTCTTTTATTTGAGCATCTGATAATTTTACACCGTAATCATAAGCATACCTTTTTCGTTTGGTATAGTTATCACCAATAGTACCACCAGCATCTTGCAGTTCTAGTGGTTCTGCTTCTCTAATACCAGTGCTTATTACTTTACCCTTTTTGTCCATAGCACCTTTGGTAATAAAATTAATACGCATCTCTAATCTATCTTGTTCAGATAATTGATTATAAGATGTACTTCTACTAGTTCTACTACCAGTAATAGGGTTAGTAACGCTTGTGCTTTGACTTACTCTTGCCAGTTCTTCTTTATGAAGTTTTTGCCAATATGCTTCAGCCAAGGCATCATAGTTATTTACTAAATCAAAATCACCAACATATTGTTGAACAGTACGTCTAAACTCTGCTAACGCATCAGCCTTAGTAGTTAAACCACTACTTCTTGCACTTTCACTAATTGGTTGTGTATTTATACGACTTGCAATCCAATTATCAAAACTATAAAAGCCAGCAGAATTACCTTGTAGTATGGTTTTATTTTCTAAACCTGTACCAACCTGAACACCTGCATCAAAGTTATTTACAGTAATTTCTTGAAGTGCTGATTTAACCGCTCTAGAAAAAGCAATATCTTTGTCCGTAACAGGACCACCTGCTATAGATTTTCTAAATTCTGAAGGACTTGAATAATATTTTTGTAATTGTTTTTTGTAATATTCTTCTTCACCACGAGGAATTCTGCTAATATAATCATTAACAGCACTATCTAAATCAGAAACTATAAATCCTAAACCATCATTAGTGGGAAGAATTGCTATAGGTTTAGGATTTGGTTGTTCAGGAGTTGAACGACCAGTAATAAATGGTTCTGTACTAATAGAGCCAGGACCACCAGCATTACGATTAAGTGTACCGTCAACGAATTGTTTAAAATTTGATTGTATACCAGAACCAATAGGTGAAAATTGTGGTTGATTTAAAGACTCGTTAACCTTAGTTCCTTTTGTAGGAGTAGGTGTAGGAGTTACGTTAGCAGCAGCAGTAGTTCCAGCCTTTGCATTAGCATTAAATAATTTAAATGCAGGGTCTGCCTTAGTACGCTTTCCAGTATAATCAGAATTAGGGTCCATCCTATAAAATTTATTAGCATAAGTATTTACATCTTTATCTGATAGCCCTGGGTTCTGGCGTCGTATTTCATTAATATAATACTGGAGATTATTCTTCACTATTGTCTCGCTATCGCTACTGTTGGGGTAGTGTAAACATCATCTAATAAAGGTCTAATAATGTGGGTATATGCGTGACCAAGAGTTAAATTTGCACCCATTATATTTTCCAAATTATTAATCCCATCTCGGTAAACTTTTTCCAAAGTTTCTTCTGAACCAAATTGTCCACGAATTTTTGTATCTTCAAGAA